GAGTACTTAAACGCACGCCGGGCCGAGACTGATAAGAGTAGGCGCAAGGCCGTTGCAGATAACGCGCGGGATTTTTTTAGTACGGCAGAAACATTGCCCCCGATCCCATCTAGCTATGTATCCCAAGGAAGCCCTACTCAGGGCGATTTACCCGAATCCGCAGCAGTGGTGGGCGATCCATCGGGACCGCGTGAGATACCGCCGCGCCTGATATCTGGGTTACCGTCATCGGCAAGTTATGGCCACGAGGTCGCCGACATTGCCGAGAAATATTTAGGCATCACACTCATGCCGTGGCAAAGATTGGCCGTCGATGGGCAGCTGCAGCACGACGACCAGGGCGACCTTGAATACCGACGCTCTCTTGTATCCGTTGCCCGCCAGAATGGAAAGACGGTCGCACTGCGGGCGATGATCCTATGGGCACTGACGCGGGAGCCCGAACGCCGGGGCGAGCCGGTGCTGGTTATCTCCACCGCGCATAAACTGGACCTCGCTACTGAGATCTTTGAATCGCTTGCCCCCATCATCGTCAAAGAGTGGGGCGCGAAGGCCAAACACAGCTACGGCCGTAGTGAGATCATCATGCCGGGCGGTAGCCGGTGGCTTGTGCAGGCCGCGACGCCGGCGAACTTCCACGGCTTCAGCCCTCACTACATATTCGCCGACGAGATCTGGAACATTAGCCGGGAGGTTCTACTGAACGGCGCGATTCCCTCGCAGCGCGTCATGCGGTCGCCGCTCCTATCATGCTGGTCAACGGCCGGCACTGAGGAATCAGACGCCATGACCCAGATGAGGGAGGAAGGCATACGGGCAATTGATGAGGGCAAGTCCACGAAGCTATTCATGGCCGAGTGGTCGTGCCCGCCAGGTGTCGACTACATGGCGCGCCCCGACCTTTGGCCCATGGCAAACCCGGCAATCGGCTACACACTGGACCCTGCCGTATTGGCCGACGAATCGGAACAGATTGACAAGGGCGCATTCCTTCGCGCATCGCTGAACGTCTGGGTAACGACTGTCAACAGCTGGTTGGCTCCCGGCGTGTTCGACGCATTGCAGGTAGACGACATTCCCGCCGGCGGAGTGCTGGCAATAGATTCGTCAATAGATGAGGCCTTGTACTCAGGCGTGCGCGCGGTGGAGCTCGATGATGGGCGTATCGGCGTCACGGTTGCCTTTGTGGCCGATTCGCTGGCGTCATGTTGGGAGCAGGTCGAACACCAGGCGGCAGAGTGTGTAAGCATTGCCATGCCGCCCAATATGTTTGACATTGCCCCCATGTCGCTTGCGCGTAAGAAAGTGCAGGTGGGGTATGGCGAAATACAGATGCACACTGCAACCGTGCGTAGCCTTATCAACGAGGGCCGCTTGGTACATACGGGTGAGGAGATGTTGCGCGAGCATGTAGGCCGCGCCGTAGGTGTCGAAACCCGTAACGGCTACGCCATTGTTAGTCAACGGTCCCCGGGCCCGATCACTATGGCGCGCTGCATGGTGTGGGCCGCGTCGATTATTGCGAAGCCCGTGACGCGCAAAAAGCCTCAGATAGCATTCGCCGGCCGATGACGCATACGCGCCCGCGCGTTTAGCAGGTAACGTGTAACCGCGTGGCCGTCGGTTTCATTCCCTTGGCCGACGGCCACGCACCCTTGTATTTCGCCGACGTATAAGGGATGCTTATGGTATGGACCTATTCCGCCCGAAGGTGAAGGCCATACCCGCGATGGGCACCGCTCCCATTGCCGCCGCCGCTGGCGCTCCGCAGCGGTCCCAGAACTTTATCGGCTTTCAGGTGGGCGCAGCTGAGGCCGCCGCTATGTCGGTGCCGTCAGTCACCCGGGCTATTAGCCTGCTATCCACTGTCGTAAGTACGCTGGACCTTCGCAGCTATACGCTGCAATGGACCGGCCAGCGTTACGAGAAGCTTTACGTCGAGGGCGAATCATGGATGAACAGGCCGAATCCGACTGAGGCCCGTAACTTCACTCTCTCGATGACGGCCCGGGATCTTATCCTCCAAGGCCGCGCATTCTGGATTGTCACTAGCCGCTATGCGAGCGGATTCCCGGCAACCTTTCAATGGCTCCCGGCCGCGAACATCGAAACGCCGAATAACGTCGGCCCGCAGTGGTTTGGTTCGCCGGGCACCGTTATGTTTAACGGCGTCGAGCTAAACATTTCCGACGTAGTGTGTTTCCTCTCGGGGTCGCAAGGAATTGTGTACACCGGCCGCCGCGCAGTGCAGTGTGCAATTCGACTTGACCAGGCGGCTGAGCGCTTTGCGTCTAATGAGATTGCAGCGGGTTACCTGCAGCAGACTGGCGGGGAACCTATGTCGTCTGAGGAGCTGGGCGAACTCGCCGCGTCATGGTCCTCATCCCGCCGTGAGAATGCCATTGGCGCGCTGTCTGAGGGAATCACCTTTACGGAATTCGATAGCGACCCGTCGAAGCTTCAACTCTGTGAGGGGCGTGAGTATTCTGCTAAAGATCTGAGCAGGCTCATGGATATACCCGCCTATCTCTTGGCCGTGGACCAGTCCGGCATGACTTATGCCAACGCGCAGCAGTCCCGGCAAGACCTTATTGAGTTCGGCGCACGGCCCCTGCTGCACGCCATTGCGGAACGTCTGTCAATGGACGACGTATTGCCCCGGGGGCGTCATGTCGAATTCGATACCGAAACCTACATCGGCGCGATGGACAATCACGCCATGCCAAACGGCACCACCATCACTAACGAAATGGCCCCACAAACCGGAGTGCCCGCCTCATGATTCGCTTTGATGCAGATGCCACGCTAATCACCGCGCAGGCCGGTGACGCTACACAGCCCGCCCGCATCAGCGGGCTTGCCGTGCCGTGGGATGTAGTGGCGACCGTCTCGGACGGGACCGCCGTGCAATTCGCCAGGGGCGCGTTCGACGTTTCCCAGAAGGCCGCAAAACTTATCGAGAACCATGACATGTCGCAGCTGCGGGGCGTCGTGAGTACCCTGACCGATTCCCCGCAGGGCCTTGAATTTGAAGCCACACTGGCCGACACGCGCGCGAGCCGTGACGCCGTGGCCCTGCTGCAGGCCGGGGCTTACGATTCCGTAAGCGTTGGCGCGCACCCCATCACCTTCACTACCGACCCCGCTGGGGTTATGACCGTGACCGAAGCCCGACTTGTGGAACTTTCACTGGTCGCGGTCCCCGCGTTCGCGGATGCAGTAATCACCAACGTCGCGGCAACCAGCCCCGACCCCGATCCAGAACCAGACACAGAGGATGAAGAAATGTCAGACGCCGTAACGGCTGAGCCCATTGCGGCAGAGGCCACCATCCCGACCAACCCGATTATCTACGCAGAGGCAAAGCGCGCTTTTGTGATGCCTTCGCCGGCCGAATACATCTCGGCAATGCTGAGCGATCCCGCAAAGTTTCAGGCAATGCAGGCGGGCATTGAGGCCGCCGCTCCCGATGTCATCACCACCGACACCCCGGGCATCCTGCCGCTGCCAATCGTTCAGCCGGTTTACAACAACTTCCGCGGCAACCGTCCCGTCATTGACGCTATCGGTGCCCGCGCCCTGCCGGGTGGCGGTTCGACGTTCATTCGCCCGAAGGTGACGACTCACACCAGCATCGCGGAGCAGGCAACGCAAAACAGCACCATCGAGGATGGAACGCTGGTCGTCGATGACATCACGGTTCAGAAGCTGTCGTTCGCGGGTTACGTCACCCTGAGCGAGCAGGTCATCGACTGGACTCAGCCCGAGGTTATCGGCGTCGTGCTTGACGATATGGCGCGCATTTACGCCAACACCACCGACAACTACGCGGCCGACACGCTTAAGACTGGCGCAACGGAAACGGTGGCCTTTGGTAACGACGCCACCAACCCGGCACAGTGGGCCGATTTCGTGTCTACTGCCGCCCAGGACATTCTCACCAATAGCAACGGCAACCTGCCTACGCACCTGTTCGTCAGTCCGAATATGTGGGGATACCTGCTCGGGCTTGTGGACACTGCCGGGCGTCCGTTGTTCCCGCAGCTTGGGCCCATGAACGCCTACGGCGACCTGACGGTTACTGAGGCAATGGGTATGGCATTCGGGTTGCGCGTCGTGGTCGACCGCAACTTCGCCACTGACACCGTGATCGTCGGTAACGCTGAAGGCTTTGAGGTCTACGAGCAGCAGAAGGGCGCAATTGCAGTGGACGTACCTTCCACGCTCTCGCGCACCATCGCTTTCAGAGGCTATCTGTCCGCCGTGATGATCGATGCGGACAAGTTCATCAAGGCGACGTTCTAGACCGCGCTAGGCCACCTGCCCCATGTCCGAATACTCAATCACTCACGCGCAACGCATAGATAACTATGCCGTTATCCAGACGCTAGAGGTGACTGAGATTGGCACGGGGCAGGTGGTGGTGGTAACCGACGTGTCCGGCTTTAATGGCACGTTCGTCGTGCAGGCAGTGCCGACGTATCTGTACCTAGGCGTCAATCCGGAAGGCGACTGGCTTTTCGACCCTGAGATCATCCTGCCGAACCAGCTCCTGTATTACTCAGCAGATGCCGACGTAGCCCGGGATGCAGTCATCCCATCGGGCACGCTTGCCTTTACGCCCGTCTGCACCTGGGCAAGCGACCAGGACGTACTCGACTGGCTAGGGATTGACCCTGCCACGCCGAACGACGAAGCCTTTGTCACGGTGGCGACCAACGCCGGTAACGCTTTCGCCTATCGCCGGCGCAGGGAATCGGGCTACTTTGACTCTCTCACCACGGTCCCCGGGCCCGATGTTCTACTGGGCACGATCATGCTGGCGGGTTCCCTTTACCGTGAGCGTGGGTCCGTAGATTCCTACGCGTCCTTTGACCAGATGGGCGGCGCGGTTCCGTTCGGCACGCACGGCCAGATTAATAAGCTGCTGGGCGTGAACCGGGCGCAGGTCGCATGAGTGCCACGGGCATATTTGCGGAAGCCCAGGCGACACTCGCGGCCAGTCTCACGGACCTCGGGCTTGCCGTCGTGACTGATTCGCGTAACGCGCGGCCTATGTCTGTCGTCATCGAGCCGCCTTCGTTCACGGCGTTTAATGACAACATCGCAGACATTACGTTTCGTCTGCGGGTACTCGCCGCGCCGCCCGGGAACTCCGACGCGTCGGACTACCTCCTGACGGCCGCCGATACCATCATGGATTCGCCCATCAGCGTTCTCAGCGGCACCCCGTCGATGACGGCTATCGGCGCACAAGATATCCCGTCATTCGACCTTATCGTTCGCGTTTCTACATCAAGGAGTAACTAGTGGCCACTACCACCTACCTCAGCAGCCCTTACGCGGTGAGCGTCAATGCCATTGATCTTGCCGACAACTGCTCGGCCGTTTCCATGACGCTTGGTAACACCGCACTCGACGCTACGGCGTTCGGGTCTACCGGCACTGCCATGACTGCTGGACTGCAGACCGTTTCCGGAACGCTTGAGCTGTTCGCGGCATACGGCGCTGGCGATGTTGAGCAGACCATTTACAGTCAGGTCGGTCTGGGCACCACCACCATTGTGATTCAGAAGGGCGCCACTGTCTCAGCGAGTAACCCAAAGTGGACCATTACGAATTGCATTATCAAGGATTACCCCATTGAGATGAAAGTCGGCGAACTGCAGATGATGACGGTATCCTTTGAGGCAGGCACCTGGGTACGTGCTATCTCATAACTAAGGGGAATAGATGGAACTCACTATCCGTGTCAAAACTGCAGATGATGACTACACCGTCAGTACGACGCTATTCAACATTGTGCAGCTTGAGCGTAAATACAAGACAACGGCAAGCGCCCTACAGACGGGCGTGTCTATTGAGCAGCTGGGGTACCTCGCATACGAAGCGTCACGCGCGGCCGGTAAGAATCCACCGGCGCAACTGGACGATTTCCTACGCTCCCTAGTAGACCTGTCAGTAGTCGAGGATGCTGAGGCAGTGCCGGGACCTACAGACGAGGGACAGTAAGCCGCGCACTTGCCGAGGTATTGGCAAACACCGGCTACTGGCCCTCAGACATACCATTCACCTATAACGACCTCACCACCGTTCTAGACGTAATAAACGAAAGCCGCCGCAACTAATGCCCGTTGATATGTCCACAGATATTGAGGGTGTGGCTGAGGCAATCAAACTGCTGCGAAAGATTGAACCGGAGTACCGCAAGGAATTCAATAAGGGAATGCGCGAGGTGGTGGCTCCCATGTTGAGTGAAGTGAAGGCCGGATACCCGGCACTCCCGGCGAGCGGCATGGCGCGGGCATGGAATCCCAAGGGCTATTCAATCTTTCCATGGGACCGGGCGAAGGTTGCCCGCAGCGTAAAGCTAAAGACCTCCACCCGCCGCGGGAAGTCGTCAGTGCTGTACATCTCCCAGGGCGAGCCTGCTGGCGTCCTTTTTGAGGTACCGAATGCACAGACGCTGGGGCCACTATTTCGGCGATCCTCACCGCGCTTGCTATGGCCTGCCTACGAACGCCACGCCGGGCAGATCGCCAAGGGTGTCGAGGACGTTCTAGGTATCGCCGTGGATCGCATCAGTAAGGAGCTTCGCTAATGGCGATTACGATTCCCATCATTACGGATTTCAATTCTAAGGGGATTGATTCCGCCACCCGGCAATTTCAAAAGCTTGAAACGACGGGTCAGAAAGCCGCGTTCGCCGTTCATAAGGCCGCCGTCCCGGCAGGCATCGCCCTAGTAGCCCTTGCCGCTGGCGCAATCGACGCGGCCAACGCAGCAATTACGGACCAGGCGGCGCAAGATCAGCTCTCACGGTCGCTGGATAAGACCACGAATGCATCAGACGGCGCTATTAAGTCGGTTGATTCGTGGATTACGGCAACCTCGAATGCCACAGCGGTTGCCGATGATGAGCTGAGGCCCGCGCTTGCGAAACTTGCCCGGGGCACCGGCGACCTTGCCCAGGCGCAGCAAGGCCTAAAGATTGCACTAGATATCAGTGCGGCAACGGGTCGGCCGCTCGGGGCGGTGTCTGATGCCCTCAGCAAGGCCTATGCGGGAAATGCAACGGCGCTAGGCAAGCTAGACCCTCACGTAAAGGCGATGATTAAGAATGGCGCGAGCGCGGATGAAGTAATCGCCGCCATGGCCGGGCGCTTCAAGGGAGACGCGGCGGCCAGTGCCGACACTGCCGCGGGCAAGATGAAGGGTCTTGGCATTGCCGTCGACGAGACGAAGGAAGCGATTGGCGGTGCCCTCATGCCCATTATTGAGGCCGTGCTACCCGTGCTGCAGAAACTGGGCAAGTGGGCGCAGGAACACAGCACCGTGTTCGTCATTCTCGCCGGCGCTATTGCCGTAGTCGCCGCCGCCATTATCGGCACGAATATCGCGCTGGCAATCCTCGCCCTTAATCCTGTGGTCCTCACGATCATGGCCATAGTGCTAGCCGTTGGCCTGCTAGCTGTTGGCTTTAAGATGCTTTGGGACCGCTCGGAGACATTTCAAAAGGTACTAAAGGGCGTATGGGAGGCAGTAAAGGGGTACGTTGAAATTGTCGTTGACTACCTGAAGGGTCCGGTAATGGCCGCGTGGGACATTATCTCCGGCGCGTTCAACGCCATTAGCTCCCTTATCCGTGGTGATTTCTCAGGCGCGTGGGAGGGCTTGAAAACCATGATCGGTGGCGTGGTGGACTGGATCAAGTCCACATTGCTTGCCCTGCCGCTACTCATTCTGGGCTACGCGGTTTCCATCGGCTCCGCAATCGTCAACGGCATTGTTTCGGGCGTCGCCACGCTTGCCGAAATGACATGGAACGGGATTAAGGAACTGCCAGGGGCGTTGCTTGCCCTCGCCGGCGCATGGGTCGAAGCCCTCAAGAATATTGGTAGCGCGGTTATCGGCTGGATTTCGTCGGGGATCACAGGGCTGGCCGCCGCCGCATGGAACAATATTTCCGGGTTCGCCGGCGTCTTGTGGTCGTCATTTCTCACGGTCGCGGAGACCATCAAGGAATGGGGCGGAACCATTATCGGCTGGATTGTCTCAACCGCGACAGGCTTGGGCACGGCTATCTGGAACAATATTTCAGGGTTTCCCGGCGTGGTCTGGGAGAAAATAAAGGGAATCTCAGAAACGTTCACCAGCTGGGGAACGAGTATGGTGAAATGGATTGTTGCTGGCATTGGCAGTATGGGAAACGCCATTGGCCGGGCACTCTTTGGCGGAATCGACTCCGGTGGCAGTGGCGGTAACGTAGGAAAGATGCTGGGTGGCAAAGACGGGAACCCGGCAACGCCGAACGCCATCGGCGGAATCGTCACGCGCCCCACGCTTGCCCTCATTGGTGAGGCGGGTCCGGAAGCCGTCATACCTCTCGGCCCACCAAGCAAGGGACTCCCAGCGGGCTTTGGCGGCGGCATTACGATCAACGTGCAGGCGGGCCTTGTATCGACGCCGGACCAGATTGGGCAGCAGATCATTGAGGCCATACAGAACGCGCAGCGGCGCAGCGGCCCGGTGTTCGCCGCCGCATGAGTGCCCCGACCCTTCAAGTACTGGTGGGATTTCAGACCACGGTCAATTTCGGGACGCCGTTTCAGCTAGATAACGCCACCTATGGCCTGCTGGACACGGGCACGCTGGGCGGTTACCAGATGGTCGACCTCACGAGCATGGTGCAGTCAGTCAGCATCACCAGGGGACGCAACCGTGAGATGGAACAATTTAACGGCGGCACGGCGCAGATGCAGATTTATGATCCCACGCGTATTCTCGACCCGCTTAACACTTCCAGCATTTACTACCCCTACGTCGCCCCACGGCAGCCGGTGCAGATTCTGGCCGGTGGCGTCGTTATCTACACCGGGTTCGTGACTGACTGGGATCTTAACTACGGCTACACCACGAGCGCGAACGTGACGACAGTGGCCTGCTCGGATGCCTTCACGGTGCTGGCAAACCAGAACATGAATGCCGTGGTGCCCTCAGCAGAATCCAGCAGCGCGCGCGTGGCCTACGTCCTCACCCGGCCTGAGGTGGTGTACCAGGGGCCGTACAGCGTGGGAACGGGTTCCTCCACACTCGGCGCATTCGCCATTACGGCCGGCACGAACGTCCTCACCTACCTGCAGAACGTGGCGACGTCTGAGCAGGGCTACTTATTCATTAGCGCTAATGGCACCCTCACCTTTACCGGGCGCGCGGCAGTGCTAAACCCGGTTTCGTCCATTGCCTTCGTGGACACCGGAAGCGGTGGCATCCCGTACATGAGCCTCATGAATCAGTACGGGGATGAGCTGCTTTATAACTACGTCCAAACACAAAGCCCGGCCGACCCCGCAAACCCGTCGACTACCTCAGACGCAACCAGCATTGCGCTTTACCAGGCGCAGCAGTACACAAAGCTGGACCTACTTAATAGCACCGTGTCGGAAGTAGCCGCACTCGGTAACTACCTGCTTGGCAAGTATAAGAATCCGGTTCTAAGGTTTACGGGCGTCACCGTGCAGCTGGCCGCACTCTCAACCGCCGACCAGATTACGGCCCTCTCCACCGACCTCACGCGCATAGCGTCAGTGCAGAAGTCGTACAGCGTCGGCACCCCGGCAAGCGTTACTCAGACGCTTATTGTGAGCGGCATTAAACATGCCATTACGCCGGGTAGTCACGTTGTCGAATACACTTTCGAAAGCACAACGCAAGGCGCATTCTTTACTCTTGATGACGCCATATTTGGCATCCTTGATACAAACCTGCTGGCATTTTAGAAAGGCTTAGAAATGGCATGGACCGCACCTAGTACGTTTGTTGCCGGAGCAATCCTCACGGCGGCGCAGCTAAATACCAACGTGCGGGACAACTCGCTGGCAGGCGGGCCTATCTACGCCACGACCGTTGCCCGTGACGCCGCGATCACGGCTCCGTTCGTGGGCCAGCGGGCGTTTATCAGCGGCACCCTTATTAACACTGTGTATAACGGCACGGCATGGGTGGACGCGGGGACCATCGGCGCATGGACCGCATGGACGCCGACGTTTACCGGCGCAACACTCGTTACGACTACGTTCGCGCGATACATGCAAAACGGAAAAAGCGTCACATGGCAGGCCACGTTCACTTCCGGGGCATCCGTTAGCTCGGGGCAATACGCTATAACGTTGCCCGTTGCAGCGCGTACGACCGGGTTTCAGGCGGCAGGCGGCGGGTGGTTTTACACCGGCGGAGCGTGGGGAGCTGTTGGCGTTGACGTTACCAGCACGCCGTCTATGCGATTTATTACCGTAGGTGGCCCGATGTCTAATACCGTGAATCCTTTCACCAGCAGCGGTCAGATCATCGCCGTTGGCGGCACCTATGAGGCGGCATGACCTCGGATGAGGCCGCTCAGATTACGGCGCACCTTAATCGCATCGAAACCATGGTTCGTGAGACGAACGGCCGCGTTCGGGAGATTGAGCTATGGCGCGCGCGCCTTAACGGCGTGGCCGCCACCTCGCGTATCCTGTGGATGGTCGCCGGTGGCACCATCACCGCTATCATCATTGCAATGGTCACAAGGGGGACACCATGAGTCTGAGCAACGGGCAGGAAGTCATCCGAAAGGCCCAGGGCTATCTAGGCGCGCACGAAGGCGCACCGAATAAGTCCGGCGCACCCATCGTCAATGAGTGCCAGGCGCTTTATGGTTGGCCGGACGGCGGCTACGCATGGTGTGCAATGTTTGTCGGCTACGTCAGTGCCAACAGCGGTGCTGATTCAAAGTACAAGGCAGCTGCTAAGTCCATCATTAGCCCCTCCACACAGGCGACCTACGACGCCGCGCGCGCGAAGGGGTACGTTCACCCCGGCAACGGTCAGGCGGTCCCTGGCGACCTATTCATCATCCCCGGCAAGCACGTTGGCATTGTCACCGCAAACCGTGACGCAAAGACGTTCTATACAGTCGAGGGCAACTGTCAGGACAGCGTGACGAGCGTTATCCGGGCATGGTCTGACGGGTGGCAACGCATCAGCCTGCCGAACGTCGGCACCCCCGCGCCGGCCGCCACGGTCGACGGCTACGGGTTTGACGATACGCGCGTGAAGCTTTACGG